TACCAATGACCTGCAAATCATACTGAGCCTCAAGCGGAATGTCGGCCTTGTATGCCTTCTCATAGAGAGGCTTTGCATTCTTACGCAGCGCCTCTGCTGCATCCTCGGCGGTGTCGTAGAAGCCCTTGGTCTGACCGAGCGCGCCCTTGGCCTCGCCCATGATACGGCTGCGCTGGCCTTTCTGGCGGGCTGCAATGTCTTCGACGATCTGCTCACCAGCCGCGCCTTCGCGCTGCACGACGGATTCGGCGCGCGAGGTGAGCGACGGGCTGACATCGAAGAAGCTGGGCTTCGCGCCAGACTGGCTCAGGATCTCAAACTCTTTCTTGGCCTGCGCAGGCGTTAGGCCTGAGCGTTCCAGATCCTGAAGAACCTTGGCCATGGCGACGTCGTCTGCAACACCGGGGCGGAAGCGCTCCATGACGTTGCGCGCGACAGGCGCGACGGCCTTGCCGGCAACGCCGAGGCCAGCACCCACAGCGGCGCCCGTAGCAGCGCCTGTGGCGGCACCTTCTATCCGATCGCCGATACCACCCTCTGCCTCTCCCATGCCGCTCAGAGCGCCTTGCTTGGCGCCTGCGGTGGCCATCTGGGTGATAGGGGCATTGACTACCTTGCCGACACGCCCAGCCGTCTGGGCGGCCTTTACAGGGCCGAGACCGGGCACCAGCATGGTGGGCAGGCCACCGGCAAGTTCAGCCCCAAATGCCGCGACAGGATACTGGCCTTCAAAGGCCTTCTTCTTGGCGCGCTCGTCGGCGAGCGCCTCGTCATAGGAAATGCCTTCAATGCGGGAGCGCAAAGCTGCGATCGCTTCATCGCTGAAGTTAAAGGTCAGGCCAGCGGCTGCGGATCGACCAAGGCCTTTCGCATATTCGCCCCAAGACAAATCAGGACGTTGCTCTGGCATTTCTGACATAGGATTTTTCTGCGCAGGAGCCTTTCGGTTCTTTGCGAGAAAAGCATTGATCTCTTCGCCTGTTGCGTCATCAGGAAAGCTGAAGCCCTCGATAACTTTGGCCATGGTATCTTTCCTTAATCAGCCACAAGGGCGCCACTAGCATCGCGGCGAACTGTTGTTGGCCTATTTCCCATCTTGTTGCGGAAATATTCCTGATACGACATTCTCTTGTCGTTTCGAACAAGATCATCAATCTTGATTTTGCTGGGGTCAAATCCGCGCTCTGGATATTTGAAGAACGGATTGTCGTTCAAATACTGCTGCCAAAGACGGTCGGCATTGTCGAGGTTCTTATTGACAGCAAGATAGTCACGCATGAACTGACGGCGCTCAAGTTCAGTTTTTGCACGCATTTCACCAAAGCGCGCAATGTTGGCGTTTGCCTTGATGTCTTTGCTGAGAGATGGAACAGCCTGACCAAACATGGCAACGTCTCGATCAGACGCGGCGCCTTTGAGATCCTTACCGGCGGCAATTTTAAGTTTTGCCTCGATTTCAGACATCTGCTGAGCAGTAGCGGTCCAAGCACCAGTCTTTGCCCAAGCAGGGCCAGTCCTCTGGTTTTCGTTATTGAGCATAACGAAGCGATTGTAATCGGCAATTTCAGCACGAAGCGCGGCATCAGGCACTTCATCAGCCTGTTTCTGCAAAAGACGTGTGTCTGCATTGTATCGTGCAGTGCGTGCCTTTTCGCGCTCTTTGGGAGGCAAGTTAGAGAAAGGATCGCGAGCTTCAACGGGCACGCCAAGTTCGACAGCCTGATCTTTACGATCGGCGGCTGCAACCTGTTGACGGTTCGAGATCGTTTGCTCTTCGCTAAAAAGCTTCCCGGTCAATGGATCGTAGACCAAGCTTGCTACGAACAGCGGCTTGACGCTCTTCAGGTGAAAGTGTCTGCAAGAGACGTTCTGTCTCGCTAGGCTTTGGCTGCATCTCAAGTTGCATTTTGTAGAGTTGCAACAGATTAGACGGGCTCACACCGCCGGTGCCAGCCATTTCGGCAGAAAGCTTCGCGCGAGCCATCTGGAGCTGCATGAGCTTTTCTTGACGATCGCGATCAGCCTGCGCCGCTTTCTGAAGTGGACCTGACACAGCACTGCCTGCCGCGCCAACGCTCTCCATGAGAGCACCAGAGCGCGTGGGAGCTGCAAGAGCCCCAGCGGCTTGAAACAAGATCGAAGCCTTGTCGAGATCCGACATGCCCTTCTGGCCATAGGCGTCGATCTGCTTCTGGTACATATCAAGGATTGGCTTCTGAGCAGATTGGCGCGCAGCCGCCTCCTGCTGCATCTGCTTGTAGATCATCGACAGCATGGGATTGTTGGCGAACGGATCCGCCATAGCCACCACGTTATCAGGGATCGGCTCACCCGGCGCGGGCCGCACGTTTTCCAAATCTGCCATGACTTGATTGACTGGGTTGGCCATTAGCGAGAGCCTCCCAGCAGGTTGCTAAGAGCAGCGGCACTCATGCCCGCACTGGCGAGCTGCGCCAGTGGCGAGGCAGAATATTGCTGACCCATTGAAGTCGTCGTGCCTGCCTGCGTTCCACCGCCAGAAGGAAGGCCGCGAACAGCCTCGTTGAGGAAGCGGATCTGCTCCTTCGGATACTGCGTCTGACGCAGGAAGTCCTGATAGGCGAGGTCGAGGTTCCTCTGGGCCTGACCTTGCTGGGTCATGCCGATTGTTTCCAGAGCGCCAGCGCCTTGCAGGCCGAGGGCTTGTTGCTTCTGGCCAAGCGATGCTTGCACGTTGGCAAGGTTGGCAAGGTTCTGCATCTCGGTGCCGGTGAGCGTACCAGCGGCCTGCCCAATCGACGCCTGACGGCGCAGATCTTCCTGAGCCTGCTGGCCGGCTGTGGTGTACCCCTGAGCAAGCTGCGCGCCGATCTGGCTGGCAAGGTTCTCGGAAATGTCGCGGACGCCACGCTGCGCCAGCTCTTGCTGGCGAGTTGAGCCAAACTGACCAGCGCGGGTAAAGGTGTCGCCCAGCTCCGGCATGAGCTTTTCGCGGATCTGGCGAGCTGCAATGTCACCCATGCGGTTGGTGACATTCTCCATGTAGGGGTTCATGTACTGGTTCACGACGCCCGGCAGATTGGCCGAGGCAGCCTGAAAATATGGCTGAGCTGCTTCAGTCGGGCTCAAACCAGCGCCAGTAGCGGCACTTTGTTCTGCTGCCGTGAGCTGCGGCTTGTATGCGCCAGCGGTTTGGCGCGTCACATCAAACGCAGCGAGCTGATCGGGAGAGAAGCCGGCAAGACGAGGGCCGGTGTAGGGCTGATACTCTTCCTGCGCAGCGCTGTAAGCGCCGGACATCAAGTTGTAGAGGTAATCAGACAGATACTGCGGCACCTGCGACGTGGTCAGGCTTGACGACGTCGAAGGAAGGGGCTGCCCCTGCGTCAGGAAGTTGAGGAACGCCATTAGATGTACTCCTCCGGTCGCTTGGCATCGGCGCTAAACTTGCCCTTTGCCAGCTCGCGGCCTTTCTGCTTGCGGATGTTAGCACGGAACTGGTCGAGGCGCTTGGCCCCGGCCTTTGAAGATCCATCGCCAAGAAGCGCAACGGTCTCGGCGTCAATGACGTATTCACCGTCCGAGAGTTTAGCATCAATGCTATCGGATCTGCCAGTGCCTCCGCCCTGCACGAAGCGGCTCAACGGGCCGCCAGTGGCAGCATTTACGATCGGCGTCTCGTCTTCCTGCTTGGCCGCATAGTAGCGTTTTTCGCCTGTCGAGCCATAGGTATAATAATTGTCCGGCATAGCCATGCGCGTGCGTGTTAGAGGTGCAGTCTCAAGCCGCTTGGTCATGTTGGGATCGGTCGTATTAGCCGTTGATCCGGCAGCCGCCGTGGGAAGCTTCTGAGCCCCACCGCCACCAAGAGCCGACGCGGCCAACAGAGCCGCTGGGATAGCCATCTTGGAATCCATAAGACCGCCAAGAAGCCCCGCACTTTTAGCAGTTCCGGGAGCAATGTAGGGCGAAGCACCCTCTGCTACCGCTTTCCCTGCTTTAGAAGCAGCTTCAAAAGCTCCCTCTGAGCCGGGAGGAACTTGTGGCCCATATGGGCCAACAGATGCAGACGTTGGGTCAAGTGCATTCAAGGGGTAAAGCTTTGCAGTTTTATCAGCCGCTGCTGCTCCACCAAAATAATCACCAGAGCCCATGCGGCTCCACCAGCCAGAGAAGCCCTCTGAGCCGGTGCCGGTGACGCTGGGGGCAGTGGAGCCCAGAGCGCCCATAGCAAGCGTCCCAAGGCCGCCCAGAGCCGCACCAGTGAGGGCTCCCTTGCTGCCGCCGGTGATAGCACCCGTGCCAGCGCCAATGAGGGCGTTGCCGACAAGGCTGGGCAGAGCAGCGCCTGCAATAGTCTCACCAGCCAGCGAAGCAGGCAGGATAGCAGCGCCAAGCGGAGCGCCCACACCTGTCGCCATAAGCGCGGCAGAAGCCAGCGCTGCAACGGGGGCAAACCACTTCTGCTTATAGAAGGGCGTGAACTGAGGCATGCCGGTGTGCGGGTTGATCGTAGGCTCGCCCCACTGCTCCTTGAGCTGTTCGTATTCGTCACGGTTGATGTGGATGATCAGCTCGTCGCCACCGACGCCTGCATCTCGAACCCGGCGGGCTTCTGCTGCGAGGCCGCCCTTGGCATAATTGGCCGGCTCGCTCGGCACGCGAATGCTGACAGGTTTCGTACCTACGCGACCGCCTTCGTAAAAGGCCGCCATGGGATTGCCGCGAAACGACGAATCGGCGGCATCATTGGCCAGAGGCTGGTAGTTGGCAGGATAGTCGGGTGAGTAGATCGTCATGTCAGCCACCGGGAAGGTTTACGGCACGGGTGAAAGCAAATGCCCACTCTTGCCAGTTATCATAATTCAATGGGTTTGGCGGGTTTTGCTCTCCGACCTTGAAGAGCGAGACCACACCCAGAGCCCAGTTCTGCCACCGATCTGGATCATCGAGACGCCCGACCGTCCCGTATTGCTCCAGAGTATAGACCATCGAATCGGTCCAGTCAGTAACAGTCATGCCGCGAGGGTCGATCATCCAAGGAGCGTCCCGTCGCTGGTTTCAATGTGGGCGATGCATTGACCCATCTGGTAATCGCCGCCGACCACATTGGATTTGAAGATGAAGCGCATTTCGCGCCGAGTTTCCTTGAAGAAGACCACCTGCTCTTGAGGCGTTGCAGCCGTAGCAGGGAAGGCATGCTCGGAGCTGGTGACTTCAGGCGATCGGGCGTTGGCCCTGCCGGTGACCTGACAGGTCATTTCGCCTTCTTGGATAAAGTCAGGCTCGATATAAGCCACACGCAGTGAGCGGTTCTTCGGCTGCTGCTGATCAGCAACTGCTGAGATGTCGGCGGTCTGGAAGTATGACGGGATCGAATTGATCTGCGTGCCGTCGATTTCATCGACGCCGAACTCCATCTGCCAAAGCTTGTAGAAGCCTGCGTCGGTTTCTTGAGTGCCGGTCGTGATGGGATACTGATACACCGTCACGAACTTGCCAGCCGAGCGCCCGCCGTTTGGCAGCTCTGTATCGTACCAAGTGTTTTCGCGTACGTTGTAGATGACAGCGTGCGTGCACTCGGTCGCATCACCTCGCGGATAGCACCACCAGATTTCACCAAAACGCGGCACCTTGTAGGAAAAGACCTTCTGACGCTGAGCATAGTTCAAATTGTCGAAGAACCAGTTTTGATTGAGCTGGTTCGGGATCTCGCGCACGACACCGTTGAACATCAAGAAGCGGTCAACGCCGCACCAGTAGAAGATTCCATCGTATTCGATCGGCGATTGCGATGACAGTATCGACGTCTGAGATGTGATGGTGTCGAACTGGAAGACAGCGGATCCGCCGACAAATGTCGCGCGCACCAAGCTATCCAAGGACCAGAACAAGCCTGCTGGCGCATTGCCGGGACCGGCGCGCAGCGGCAAAGAAGCCACGATCTTTTGTGACGTGACATATGCTGATCCAGAGCCTGATCCAGACCAATCGTTCGGGCTGTTTGGAACGCACCATGCCACAAAGCCGTTGGAACCGTAGACGAAGACATAAGGATACAGACTGACAACACCGCCGGACACTGCTGGTGCCGTGTTAGCCGTCAGATCCGCCGTGTCATTGACAAGGCCCCAATAAAGGCTTGCAGTCGTGTCGCTGTCGATCTCGACAAGGTTGTGACCGGGATGCGCGAAGATGTATGAGCCCGGTGAAACTCCGACAGAGTCGAAGCTGGTATCAAACGTCCACAGGTGAGCATCATTTGCAGGGAACGCAGTCGGCGTGCGGTCATTGATAGATGTGACAAGACCGTTCTGATTAACCTGAAACTGTGTGAGATAGCTCTTGCTGCCGGTCATCAGGTACAGAAGACCGTTCTGATTGTAACCGCTCAGGCCGCGTGCAATCTCAGGCATTTCATTGCTGATGCGACGATAGCCCCACATCTTGCGCGGCAAGCCACGCTGGAACCTGACCCACTGCCCATCAACATAGAACCCGTTCTCAAAGCGCGTACCGTCGCGCTTGATGCCGGGAAGAGACTTGATGATGTATGGTGTGGGTGCCATCAGCCAAGCGCCAGTGCGTATTGAATGGTTTCATCGACGGATGGCGCATTGATATCATTGCGAGCCGCCGCTGCGCTTGCAGCAGTGAAGAGCGAGATACCAACCGTTGTGCCACCAAGATTCACGCGGGCGCCAGATGCAGTTGTTGCGCCTGTCCCGCCATCTGCGATCGGGATCGGCGTTGCAATGCCAGCGCTTGTCTGGGCCTGAACGACGTTTGTGCCGTCGCAATACAAGATTTGCGCTTCGCCCTGCGGAACGACAATGCCAGTGCCTGCTGATGTTTTCACTGTCAGAGTGTAGGCACCTGTCGTGTCATTGGTAATCCAATACTGTTGGATCGTGGCCGGCACGATGATGTTTCGATTTCCAGTCAGCGTTCCAAACAGATTGTAGGCAATTCGGTCCAGCTCAAATGTGGAAAGCGTATAATTGCCAGTGCCTGACACGTCGATTGCGAGATAGTCAAATGTTCCCGACGTAGCCTGCGTCAGACCGCCGGTGTAGAAACCGACGCCGTCGCAGATAATCATGCACGAATCTTCAGGCGCGATCACAAGCGTCGAGCCGCCGTCGATCAGTTCAGCCGAGCTTGGGTCAAGAGTGATGTTGCTCGACCCGCTGTTGCGGATGTAGCAGAACCAGTCTGATCCCAATGTTGATGCCGCAGCGAAAGAAACCGTGCCGCTCGCGCCAGTCCAGTTGATGAACTGAGCACGTTCTGCCGCGCCGAGCGTATAATTGGAGTTCAGCGTTGTGACAGAGATCGCTTGATTGAGCGTCGTTGTGATGGCCTTGAGACCAGCACCTGCAAGAGCGCCAGCAGTGGCGATAGATGTCGTTGACCCGAACTGATAAGACGACCACACGCCGGCAGCATTGCTGTTGCCGGTCATGTAGACCTGCCACAAGGTGCCAGACGCAACAGTGCAGATCACGGTGCCTGTGCTGCCGACGATTGTGAAAGTTGTGCTGCCGACATTGTTAAACAGGAAGGGCTGGCCGGGGCCGGATTGATTTGCAGGAGGAAGATAGACTTTTCGACCGGCTGCTGTGCAGTTCACATTCATGATGCGCGCGGCGATCGTCGTTCCATCTGCTGGCGCATTGGTCTCAGTCGGCCATGACAGAGTAACGTCAGAAGCATTCAAATTGAATGCGAGATAAGACACGTCGGACGGATAGATGTTTGTGCCACCAAAGACGTCTGTATAGGTAGTCATTTAGACCTCCGTGCGACGGGCAGAGCGGTCAAGGATCTTCGACAGATCTTCACCATTGAGCGCCTGCGCGGCGCGGTCATACATGGATTGCCAAACCTGAATGCGCTCGTCGTTCTTCAAGAACGGGGTCGCTTCCAGCAAAGCACCGTAAAGAAGAACCTGCGGCGCATAATCGGTGAGCCAGTTTGTTTGGTTGGCATCATCGAGTAGCGGCAAGAGCTGATAGACCAGAACTTCGAACGGATAAGCGGCATCCGGCGTGGGCGCCACGATCCAGTTGTTATAGTCGTATTCAGCGTAGAACAGCGGCGCACCGGTTTCGGTGCGATCGGGCCAATATTCGCGGACATATTCGTAGGAACGCGCAAAGAGCTGCGTGTATTCGTTGCCGTTGTCACCGGTGCCATAATTGAATGAGACGGTTGAGCGCCAGCGGTCAGGCTTTGGGTAAACGGCAAGGCCAGCCTGCATGGTGCTGGTGACGACGTTGATGAGACCTTCGACCTTCAGCTCACGCGCAATGCGGCGCTCGGCCAGATTGATGAGGCGCGGGATCTGCTCATAGACGATCTGGTCAGACGCGAGCGTGAAGCCGCGCTCAAGATAGCGCCGAATGTCCTCCTTAAGGGAGGCGAAGGTCATGGTCTCAGGCATTAGAATACTTCCCGTAAGCCTGTGCCAGCTTAACATCATAGGCGTTCTGGGCATAGCCGGGGCCATTGTAGCCACGGGCGAACTTGGCCCAGTTCTTTGTCATCAGCTCGTCCTGCAAGCCGGCGGCCCGGATGAAGGCAGCCATGTGGCTCAGTTGATTGGCTTCCGATTCGCAGGCCTCTTTGACCATCTGGAAGACAGAGGGGCAGCCGGCCATCTTGAAGTTGGAGCCCATGATCTGGCCAAGACCCCAAGATGTGGAAAGAAGCGCGGCCTCTTCGTCGATGGCGCAGGCGCGTTCGATCTCGGCATAGACGGCGTCAGAGCCTTTGGGATAGGGCTTGGTGCCCCACTTGGGATAGGCAAGGCCCTCGGCCTCTGCATTGGCCAGCAAGCCCGGCGCGTCCTTCAGGTGCTTGTAGAAGTGGTGCCGCTCGAAAAGCGCCTTGGGGCGCCCGGCCTTGTCAAAGCCGGATCCTGCTGCCTCGACGGCGATGACAGCGCGGAAAGCGGCGGGCTCGACATTGATGCTCTGCGCAATCAGGTCGATGTCTTCGGGGGTGACTTTGCGGGCGTCGCCAAAGAAGTTCATTACTTGCCGTCCTTTTGAGCCAGAATATTGTTCTTCTCTTTGGACCCCGCGCTTGAACCATAATAGAAGTTTATGACCCCAGTCCATGCTGTCCCCAATGCGCCAAGCATCATCAACAAGGCTTCGGTGCCGGTCTGCGGCATGCCCTTCATCAGCATCCACACCAGAAGGCCAAAGAATCCAATAGTTATAAGAAGGGCTAACATTCTCGGCACCCAGTCTGTTATAAGAAGGGCTAACATTCTCGGCACCCAGTCTTGGGTGGCCGTCTGCATCTTGCGGGCGCTGTCTCGGTCAGAAGCGGCAATGCGCTCAAGGTCGATGTCCAGTTCCTTCATGCGGATCTTGAACTCGGCGTCGATCTGCTTGAGCTGCGCCAGCGTTTCGGGTGATGCGTTCTCAAGAGCTGCCTTCACATCGTCCTCAGAACCGGCTTCGTGACCGAGGAGGACGTTGGATAGGGTTTTGACAGCCATGCCAGCCAGCGGGCCTCCCAAGGCCGTGGCGAGGCTAGGCGCAACTTGCTGGAGCAGCGGGCCGAATGTTTTGAGCAAGTCCATGATCCCCTCCTAAACGACAAGCGCAACGATGAAGACACCAACAATGATGGCAATTACACTACCACCTATTGCCAGCACAATCATCACCTCGCGCTGGAACTCTTCCGCTTCTTTCTGGGCTTTCAGGCGGGCCGCCTTCTGCTCCTTCTGGATGCGGACAAGTTCCTTCTCCACCTCTTGCCATCCGCGCAACCCGTATGTTGACACGAACTCGTTCTTGACTTGGTTGAACCACTCCTCGGCTTGTTTGCGCTTGACGACGATGTCCATCGCCATTTCTTCGGCGGAGACCTTTGAGAAAAGTTTAGGCTTTGGTTTTTCTGCTGAAAGACGGGTCAGAGTGCCTACGGCACCGTATAGCTTGGCTACATCGCCAGCCATACCCTGAATCTCCCGCCCGATCTTGATGCCTGCTTTGATCGCTTCGTATGCACCCTTTGCCATCCCAAAAACCAATGAGATGGTCGCTGGATCCATTACTTCTCCTTTATTTTGAACGTTAAGTTTTTATGGTCTGGATAGGAAATAATGACATTTCCCTCCGGGCATTTATAGCTGATCCGGGCCAGAAGTTTAGCCTCCCCGGCAGTAACCGTTTCCGGCGCTTCAATCGTCAGCGTATAGCCAAGCTTGTCTACATTGTGACTGGCTGGCCCGGAAAACTTCACCACGGATGGCGTTGCACGGTGAACGATGTAGTTAGAATCCCTGACTTCTAGGGTGAAGTCTTCAACCAAACAGTCGTCCCTGATTTTCTGGCGAGCCACAATCACCCGAAAAGGCTCATGGGCTGGACCATTTGATATTTGAAAATGCTCAGCATCCCATTTCAGGATGTCTTTCTTCATCCACCCAAACTTATCGACCAACGCATAGCCACCGCCAACCGCACTCATCATAGCGGTCACGACAGCTATAGGTTTGGTAATGTTGTCATAGTCCATTCTTGTCAGCCTTGCGCTTTTCTAGGCTGTCCACCTTGTCAAAAATCTGGCGGCAAATGTCTTTTAGCTCTTTGATGCCTTCTTGGAACTCATCTTTGCGGATGTAGTTGCTTGGAAGTTCAACCTCCAATCGGTGTAGATCTTCCCGC